TTTACTTACTAATTCGTCTGCCGTTGTCGTTCCTGACACGGCATATAAACCTGTTCCACCCGAGCCTGCCGCCTTGGCATAGACCGTGGTGTATCCTGATTGTCCTGTTGGGTCACTGCCCTCATTCTGTAGTCTCACTGCTGACCCATCAACGTGCAGTATACCTGCTCCGTTTGGTGCTATGACTATGTTGCCGTCGCTTGCCGACACGATGCTTTGGCTGTTGACATCTAGATCACCACCCAGTTGTGGTGTTGTGTCCTCAACCACGTTCTCAATACCTGTTCCACCTGCTGAAGTGGCGATAGGAGTTAAACTTCCACTACCATTGTCAATCGACCATTTATCATTTGATTCATCAAATACCAGTCTGGAATTTGTTGACGCTCCTCTATCTACCTCAATACCTGACGTTCCGCCAGTCACTCCGGCACCTGCCTCGCCCTTGTTTAGGACGATGACGCGATCCTGTATGTCAGTGTCTGTAGAATTGACTGTTGTCTGCGTTCCACTCACTGTCAAGTTACCGGTGATGGTAACCAAACTTGTGCTTAATGTAATGGTATCGCTGGCACCAATTGTGGTGATGTCATAGTTACCATTTATTCTCTTATGTGTACTCATTGGCCTGTCCTATTTACAACTTATTTATCATCACCTTGAAGCCGTCCATGGGCATTTCACTTACGTTGTTAAATTTATTCTCCCATTCAACGGGTTGGCTTTCAGGTCCCATCACCCTAATGAACTGAGGTTTGCGGAACTCCCTGGTTATCTGATTGATCTGGTATATCCAGTTACCGGCAAATGTGGCGTTGTCAGTGTTTGCCTTGTAGAACTCTGTGCTACCGTAGACATTGTTCAGTAACCCATCACTGGATCCTAAGTCAAACCCCAGGAAGTATATGTGTGTATGCCCGTCTATCGCGGCACGGCTTATGGCCACGGGTCCTGAGCTCATGCCATAGTATGGTCTCTCAATCTTTTTTGATTTCGACTCGGGCAGAGGCCTGCGTGTCCAGTGTGGCACACGCTCGGGTATGCCTTCTATCTGTATCTTCTCAGATATTGGTCTGTCAGTTGATATCAACACATTGGGCATGAACTCTCGGTATATGGCATTACAGCCATATATGATTCCTCTTCCCAATAGATCCTGTTGTGGATCCACTGCCAATCTGCTCTTGCCGTTGCCTAATACGAATGCTACCGTCATAAAAAATCCCTTCTAACAGTAATTATCAGAAGGGATTTCAGACCTAACAAAAATTAGACTGCTGTTAAGCGTAATAATGATTCTGATGAGTCATCTGCAACTGCCCATGTGTATCTGTTACCATCATAGTCAGTGGCAAAGTTCGCTGTGAGCTTCTGTAGAGCAACGGCAACGCCTGCTCCTGTTAAACCAACGATAGACATCTCTCCAGCGGCATGTCCAGTGATCTTGTTGACCAATACGTTCACGCCTGATAGAGTGTTGCCATCATTAGACACTGTGAATTTTCTAGTGCCCTTTTGATTTACGATATAACCTTCAAAGTCTGTACCGCCGATGTCAGCACGGCAAGGAATTGTAGGTTGAGTATTGTCGCCTGTGGCGCCAAAGAATTTTTTATTGAGTGGTCTTCCCATTTTGTTTTCTCCTATAAAGAAGTCCTATGCGGTTTCTAGCCGCTACGCTGTCTGGTAAAACAGCATAAAACGCACCCCATGTGCGAACAGTAGTATTTATGTCTTTTGCCAGTGTTCAAACACCAGCTCTGCAAACTCTCGATGCCACTCGTCGTTAGGATGTTGCCCGTCCCTGGCGCCTGTGCGTGGATCTATACCAAACATTGTGTATTCTCCAGGCCCGTGTACCAAAGGAATGTCCCTAGATTTACATATCTCAGTGAGAAATGCCACGTTCCTCTGTAAGTTATGGTAAGCATATCGTTTATCGAGGAACAACTTTGGGTATTCCGCAGTGTCTGTTTGATAATCTCGCAGTTGATCGCCATCTGGCCCCTCAAATCTAGTTTCTGCGGGCCAACAAACCGCTATAAAGTCCGGTTTTAACACGTCCACGACCTTGTATATTGAACGTACAGAATAATCTGGGCTCGTACTACTCTGAGCCAGGTTCCACACTGTGACGTTTGAATTTACTGTCTCTCGTTCAAATATATCTTTGAGCTGTCTGGGCCAGGTATTGTCATATTCAGTACCCACACCCACTGTCAGGCTACAACCTGACACCAACACGTTGAAGTTGGTTCGTTGCTCAAAACTGTCGGAGCGGAATCCATACTCGTTGAAGTGATATGTGACAGGCCTATCATTAATGGCATTCTCAGGCATATCCGTATCCACCCAATCATAGATCCTGTTTGGCTCATATTTTGAATAGAAGAGCTCCTGCCTCCAGGCATCTGCATATCGTGTTCTAAAGTTCTTAAAGGGCAGTTTACTCATGCAATCTTCTCTTTATTTCTTCTCTTACCTTGGTTATAAAAACATCCGATCTACAAAGCCTTTGATTATGCTCCGTTATTGCTTTAATGGCTTCCATATAATTTATCTTGGTGTCTTCCGGTAACAGATGAAATGTCTTCAACGAGTTTACTATTGCCAATATCCTATCGTTGTGGTCATTGATTCCATCATAATCTTCGCTCCACCATTGGTCAAATGTCTTGAATCCGATATGTCTCAGTGCCTCCAAATACTTTGGTGCTCCAAAAAGTAAGAACGGTTTTCCGGAGACCAAGGGCTTGGAGATCTTCTCTGACAGGTGAACACCATCGTATCCGGTCTCGGTTTCGGCAACCAATGATAGGTACGTAGAGTCGTATACCCGGCGCGGTATGATCTGACTTAGATAATTTACCTGACCGAACCCACAATCAGCATTGGGAACCATGGTGTTAAATTTTTTCTCTTCATCATTACCTGTTGCCTTGCTTATGAAGTCCGGATCATCCAATTCATCCAATGCCGATGATCTATATCCTGGTCTCCCATCTCCAAACGAACGGGGCATGAGATTAATCAAACAATCTTCTAGCAGTCCTTGATTTTCCAACTCAGTGACCATGTTGTTCCTATAATTTGTGCCTGTATGACTCATCCCTCCCAACAGGGCATCGGCTAGAAAATGTTTTTTACCAGTCTCATATTGGTATCCATCATTAAGCCTAACTGTTTCCTTCATAAAATTAGGATAAAAGGTCGTGGGAAAAGGCCAATGTTGATTGTCGATCTCGGCCACCAGAAATATGTTGTTCGGTCTCAATGACCTAATACTGGTAAATGCTCCATTCCTTGCCTGGATCCTATCAGGTTCGTTGTTAATGAATATTGTTAGATTTCTTGATGCCATCATGGTATCATCGTGGCAAGGTAGTACATCAATGTCATGTTCTTCCCACATACCCACCTTAACGAATTCCTCGGATCCCGAGCAAAGTTCGTCTAACAGGTTATAACGATCAATGACCCTTATCATAATCTTTCCATTACCTTCCTACAGGCAGGTTCGGCCAGTTCTATTAGGTAATCTCTTGAGGAAACCAAGGTTTTATTATGTTCAACCATTTCTCTATTCTTTTGATATATGTCATCAATGTCATCACGCTTAAACAATTCCACTATGGCATCCAACTTGTTATCGGCATCGCTTATCAGATCAATATCCAACAGCTCGATACCAGTCGATTTTAGGTAATGCGTATTTTCCATGGGTCCCCATGTCACTGTTAGACACCCTAATATCAATGGTCTCCAGGTCTTCTCAGATACAAGAGTGGGTTGGTCTGGTCTCCCGGTCTCTCCGATTATATGTATCTTGGTGTCATATGCCGGATGTACCTTGATCTGATTGATGTGTTGTTGCTCCTGCCCGTTTTCCTTTACATAGTCCACGAAGGAAGGATCACTGGCCCATGGAAGATCTTTTAAGTACATTTCATGATCTGGGCATCCAAGAGGTACGGTATTCAAATAATTTTCTATATCGTAATCATTGATGACCACAACGTCATCCTTGGTGACATGCTGTTTGATCCTGCTGGCCAATAGCAGTCTGTGATACCGCAATCCTCCCGAGAGGTATCCCAATCTATACCTTCTCTCCAATGGCCTAGCCATTGGCCCCATCTGACATTGCAGTAACCAATGTGGGAAATCACCGGGCTCGAGCAACACATATCTATCGGAATCTAATACCTTGTCTAGCTCTATCTTACACTGCTCAATCTCCGGAAAGTAATTCCTATCCCAACACAGCACCGGAAGTTTTTTAGTTTCTCTATGGCATTGATCCACTAATTCAGCTACCCGGTGAGCTGAAAATTCGTTTAGTCGGGGTAACACTGTCTCGTCGATGAAGGATAACGCATCTGTGGGGATACCTACAACGTCAAAATCATGCCTGTGGCTGAATTGATAAGGGATTTCAGGATGATGCCAATAGATGTTGTCCATACAGTATTTAACGTATAGAAAGTAAAGTCAAAAAAAAGGACTCTGAAGAGTCCTTTTTTAAATGTAGTGTCTTAACTACCGTTCTAAACTTATGAGAATGATAAGTTAGAAACAGCGATTTCACCAACGTAGTCACCAGCATTACCAAAAGATGATGCTGTGTTTGTTAATTCTACGTAGCCATATCGTGTTAAGAATGAAACTACTGGTTCAAATGTTGATGGATCTAAAACAACACCTGAGCTCATTAATGGTACGTATGGGCAGTAGAACGCGGCCGCATCTGATTCGCTTGAACCTTTGTAGCCAACTAATACTGCTGTTGTGTCTGAAGCATATGAATCAACAAATACTTTCATAGCGCCGTTTAATGTACCGACGTATTTTGTGTTTGTTGGTGCTTCAAATGTACCTTCTGTACTACGAGCAAATGCTGATGTAGTAGCAGATTGTAATACTGTTAATGCCGCTGGAGATACAACTGCCCAGTTACCAGCACCACGTCTTGTACGCTGAGCGATCAAGTTAGCAGTTCTGTTAATTAAAACAGCAAGTGCCGCATGCTCGTCACCAACGAATGTCGCTGTGCCTGATACTGTACTTTGGTTGTATGTAAACTCTGTAGCCGCCAATGAACGTAAAGATGCTAAGATTTCTTGATCGATTTCAGCAGTAATTTCTTGTGCTAAAGCCGCCATGATCTCTGCTTCTACGTCGATGCCGTGCATTGCTTGTGCATCTTGAGCCGCTTCAAATGTCCAACGTGCTTGTAATTTACGTGTTTTTGCTTCAACAGCCTGTTTAAGGATCTGTACAGAAATCTTACGACCGCCTGCACCCTCTTTAGCCGCTGTAACATCTGCCTTACCAGCAGTGCCATCACCAGAATATGCAGTAGCAATCTTGAATGGTGATAGTGCTTCGTCGCCTGCTGTTACATCGTTAGCAGAACCTGTAGCATTGTTTGTTTCAGCATATCTCACACGTAATGTATGAATTTGGCCAACTGGACCTGTCATTGGTTGTACACCAACGATTTCGTTAGCGATAACTGTTGGCATCACACGTCTGATCACCGGAAGGATCACTCTGTTTAATGTAGCAACGTTACCTGCTGTTGTAGTACCAGCCGCTGATGTCTCCATCAAGTGCCTTTTTGTGTTTTCTAAAACGACGCCCATAGCGTTTCGTTTGTTGCCTTGGAGTCCTTCTAATAGTGCGTCTTTCGTCTCACCCCAACGGCTTTCAAGTAGTTCTTGTGACATGTTTATCTCCTAATGTCTTAAGATTGTAGTCCAGCCAATTTACGCAAGCTGATCATATTGCTATCATCCTCTTTCGCTTCCTGTGGCACGGATTTATCCCCAGTAACTTCCTTAACGGATTCAGTAAGTGTCGTTTTTTTAGACTTCACTACGTTTTCGTTAAGCACCGCTGGTAGATATTTGTTAAAGGCTTTATCCAAGTTTTTAGTTTGAACGCCTTCTAATAAATTACGCATAACCTCTGCTTTCTCGTCATTCAACGTTTCAAGCAATTCATCCAACCTAGCATTACGCTCGGTGGATTCTTGGATCATGCGAATGTCTCTTTCTTTGGCTTCGACCAACGCTTTTGTTTCGTCGATTGCCTTGGTTGATTCTTCTAATTGCTGGTTCTTTTCTTCAAGTTGTGCCATTAGCTTGCGGATCTCAGCGTTCTCATTTAAGTGAGTGCCTGCGAATTCGCTAGCGAATGTTTCAAAGATTTTCCTACCAAAGCTGTTCTCACGAGCAACCTTAATATCTTCCTGCAACTGAGAAAGTTCTGCTTTCAAGTGCGTGGCAACCGCAGTTGACATCTTCTCGCTTGATTCCTTGACGAACCTAGTTTTAAGTTCCTCTAGTTTCTCACGAGCCTCTGCAACAAGTTTAACTTTAGCCTCTACGACGTCCTGTTTATCCTGTGCAAATTCTTTGATCTCTTCTGCTAATGCTTTGACAACGAACTGCTCCAATTTTTCAATAGTAGCACCTTGTGTCTTGCGGTCTTCACGAAGATCCTTGATCTCCTCAGCAAGTTTAGTAACCATAAAGTTATTAAATGTTTCTGCTGATTCCTTCATCTTGCTAACTTGGTTAACACGATCTTCTGCTAATTTGGCTTTTTCTTCCTTCATTTCAGCCATTTCAGTTTCGAGACTTTCTGTTACCATGCGATCGATTGCTTCAACCATTGTTTGCTTGTCGTGTTCATACTTCTGTGCGAATTCCTCGCGGAGCTCGCCTCGAACTTGATCGCGAACTTCATTTAACTTAGATTCCCATGCTTCGTTTATTTCAGCACGTGTCTCCTCATTAACTAAGTCGCTATCGAGCAATGGTTTAATAACATCTAGCATGCCATTCTCCTATATTTTGAGATCTTTGATGAGGCGCATTACTTCACTCTTCAAATATCTCTGTACCTTAGCATCACCATTAGACTCCTTATACATATCCAACACCTTATGACCGTTCCTCATGTTCATGAGACCTTCATAAATTGCTGTGGGATAAGCACCAGGGGCACTTGGTTGTGATACAATGTCGACAGTGATGATTTCAAAATCACTGACCTTGCCGTCACTCTCGTTCACGTTGCCGCTACCACGAGAACTGACGCCTAATTTTACACCACTTTCCAACATGGTCTTAACTAACTGACCCATTGGAGTTGGTAGTATCTTCATTTTACCATGACCGTTTGGTCCATCCATCCACATTTCTGTGATCATATGGCTTACACGGTCTAGGTTAATCTTTAAATCGTCCGGGTGATCTACTTCACCTAAAACTGAATATCCGCTAGTGATCTGCTCGTTAAGTGTCTTAACTGCATTTTCGATCTCATCAACAGGATAAACACGCTCGTTGGCGTTTTTTACACCACCCTGGATGCAAATTCCCTTCATGAAAAGGTCTTTGCCATCACCGTTCTGTTCAACGATGATGTTAGCCTTATTAAAGGATAAATGTTCCTTAAGGTGTAACATTCAGTTCTTTCCTATTATACTTTTTTAGGATCAGGTTCAGTTGTTCCGTGTGGCAATTCTTTTGCCTTAGGAGCAGGTCTACCGTTCTCTTGTTCTGTTTTAGCTGGATGAGCATCTGCTAACTTCTCTTTGGCACCACCGTTTGCTGGTACTGGAGATGTTTTGTTAGTAGCATGATCAGCATTATCTGCTTTAACTGCTTTTAATGATACTGCTTCATCAACTTGCTCTTCTTTGGCAACTTCTTCTTCTTTGGATTCAAAAGGCATTTCAACGTCCTCTTCTTCCTCGTCGCCTACTACTTCCTCTGCGCCTTCTTCGTCACCCATTGGCATTTCTTCCTCAGGTGCTTCACCTTCGTCTTGATCTGCCATGAGCTCTTCAAACTCAGCCATTAATTCGTCTAACTTGTCTTCTAGATCAACTACACGATCCTCTAGGTCTTCTTCTTCCTCTCCTTCGAGAGCGAGACCTTCTTCGTCGGCTTCGATTTCGTCAACTAAGTCGTCTGCGGCATCACCGCCCAATTCTGTTTCGTCTGTGATTTCATCAACAATTGATTCTTCAACTTCTTCAGTTGCTTCTTCAACTTGCTCTTCATCTGATTCTTCTTCGTCACCCATTGGCATTTCTTCCTCAGTTACTTCTTCAGCAACTTCGTCTTCTGCCATTAAGTTCTCATAGATTTCACGAGACTTTTCCACGACTACTTCGTGGAACAATTCCTTTGCTTTATCTTCTTCATCATTGATGATGTATTCGATAAGTTGTTCGAACTTGTTTTCCATGTGAATGATTCTCCGTTAATATGTAAGGCTAGTGATTGTATTTAAGTTTTTTAGGAAATAACTGCGTATTTTTAGGCCAAAACAGGACAAAAATTGCTAAAGACTAGGGGCTTCTGGCGCTGGTGCGTACTGCTTGCGGATCTTGTCTAGTTTTTGTTCCTGCTCATAGGTCCTGACGTCATTCATCTGACGCAGTTTTGATATCTGTTTCAGGGTCAATTTGGTCTTACGTAGGTCACCTAGGCTGATCTTGCCCTGATCTTCTGAGGCATCTTGATATCCTGGTTGGGTCCTGTTATACATCTCGTTTAGCGTCATAGTGTTATTTATGTTCCCGGAGGTGTCTCTGCACCTAGAGGTGTGTCATCTCCCAGTATGTCTCCACCTAGATCCGGTTCTTCCAGTCCTGCCTCTAGCTCGTCACCCATGCTTAGATCGCCCTCGATGCCGCCCGGAGTCACGCCCACGCCACGCATGTCGCTACCCGACGGAGACATTGGTTCGTTCTCGTTACGTTCCTCTGACCACAACTTCTCGTTGTCAAGCAATTCTTCCTCGCTTAATCCTAAGAAGCGTTGCATCAAGAAACGTTTGCTCATATAAGGTAGTGGTTCTAACTGTCCGAACACGTTGACACGTTGGCTGTCCAGCTCTGCCTGTCTGTATGAGGCAAAGTTCTGTGGTGAGTTGAACTTGATGGTAAAGATTGAGCTGTCAATGTTGAATCCTCTCCAACGCAGGAACATCTTGAACTCGTCATCCAACTTCTGGCTGATCTGGTTCTGTAGACGCATGCAGTATTGGTTGAATCTGTATTCCTGTATCAGTGCCGTGCCCACGCGACCGTCAGTCAACGGTGCTGGACTGTCGTCCGGTCCGGTCGGAAGGTATGAGCTTGGTACTCTTAGTCCTCTTGATA